GGGGGACAGGTGCTGGTGCTGGTATAGCTGGAGCAATTGGTGGAATATCTGGTTGTCTGCTTCTACCTAAACACATTTTCTTTCTGTCTTTTAAAATGTTCTTTTAAAAATTCTATTACATTCCTCTGACCAACTTCTATCCATATCTGCCTATCAGAGAATTCAATTGCAGGAGAACGTAATGGAAAAATATTGTCAAGCCCTTTAATTAAAGACTCATCAATGTGAGGAAAAGAATCCGACTCTTCTAACCCAAACTCTTTTCTGGATGCCATAATGTTGCTCCTTCCCTGTGTCTGTAGTCACCATCTCTTAAAATGTATGCCATTCTTGCGTTCATTAAAGCATCTTCTTCTGTCATCCCATACTCCTCATAGCATTCCAAAACCTTTTCCCAATCACATTTACCTTGAAGAATTTTTTCAGCAGTTTTTGGCCCAACTTTAGGAACACCTTTATACCCATCTGTTGAATCTCCTGCTAGTGTTTGTACGTAATGAAAGTAATTAGCTTCTTCTTTCGTACTGGATAATATACCAAGTTCAGGCTTATCAGGATTATACCTTTTACATGGGATGGTTTGGAAATCCTTATCAATTGAAACTATTATCCTGTCTTCAGTTGTCTCTTCAGTCCCCCACATACCTATAACATCATCTGCTTCAAGGGTGGGCAGGATTTTAGCACCATGCTGTACTCTCATCCATAACTTCAATTCAGGGAAGCACATTGGTTTTCTTTTGCCCTTCCTGTTTGATTTGTATTCAGGATTTATAAGCTTCCTGAAATTGGTCATGTCACTTAATGCGATCTTACATTCATCTGCTTTAAGTGTGGACATTAAGTCATGGATGTATGCATCAGTAAGTCCTCTAGCTTCAGCAACATCACAATGCATTGTCCATATATCATCTCCCCAATGTATTGGTTTTTCAGCAATTACTGCTATTTTAAACGCAACTACATCCCCATCAATAAGTAATACTTTTTTCATTTAATGTGTTTCCTTCCAGTTTTTACCAATCTTAAATTCCCCATCAAGTTGGCATTTAAGTTTGAAATCTTCCGTAACTTTTCTGATTGAATGGACTGCAATTTTGCCGACTCTTTCAGAATCTTCCTCCCTTGTCTCAATTTGTATTTCATCATGTATGTGTGCCACATTGAAAGCTTGAATCTTATGCTTAGTTAGTAGCAAATTAAGGTTAACTGTTGCCTTCTTCATTATAACAGCACCAGCAGACTGTAGCAAAGTGTTAAGTGCTGAATGCTGTGACCTGATGTAGAGCTTTCTTCCATCAAGTCCTGTTAAATACTTCTTTGTTTCTACAATAATTTCTATTGCTTTCTTTAGTCTAGCTAAAGCAGGAGTCTTCTCTAGGAACCTCTTCTTAATTGCCTTACCTTCCCTAGAACCTCCACCTACAATCTTACCAATCAGTTCATCTCCTGCACCATAGAGGTAGGCATATATGAACTTCTTTGCTTCATCCCTATTAGGTAATCCAGCAGAGGTTTGGTTAAGGGTATGTATGTCTCCATTGACTACCTCCCTAGCATAAGAACCCCCATCAAACCTAGAAAGATAATGACCAAGACAACGCAACTCAAGACCACTAGCGTCACAACCGATAAGGCTAAATCCGTCTGTTGCTTCAAATAATTCTCTACAATTCTCACCATAATCAGACCCATGAGCAGGAACTTGAGCGATATTAGGACGAGAATGAGTACATCTCCCTGTGATCGCACCATTTGTATTAATTCTTCCATATATTCTCCCATCCTTTGCGAGTTTTAACCAAGCTTCATTACCTTCAGCTATCTGGCTCAATCGTTTCTGTATCATTAAGTACTCCAACAATACAGGTGCTTCTTCAAAATCTAAAGTCTTCAAGACTCCTTCATCAATTTTAGCTCTACCATTAGGAGTCTTAATCTTAGGGTTCCAATCATATTTCTCCCTGAATCTTTGCTCTATCTGAACTCTGGATGATGGATTAAATGGTACGATATTTACCTTGTTACCCATCCTGACAGACCTGTTTGCTTCTACTTGCTTCAAACCTAACTCCTTGAGTTTAAGTTTTAATTGTCCCTTTGTTTTTGCAGATACAGTCTGTCCATCAACATCTACAGTCCAACCAGTTGCTGACTTGGTTTCTTCTTCAATAGGTGGGAATATCTTTTGAAGGTTTGATTCTACATCAGTTCTTCTAACCATTAACTCCCTAACCAAATCTTCAGCTTTATCCATATTGAAAGCAAATCCACGTTCCATTTGGGACTGCATTATATGGGCAAACTGGTGTTCAAGAAGTATACAGGATGCTGGTGTTTTCTGTTCCAGTAATTTTCTGTGCAATTTGAAAGTTACCATTACATCTTGAACACAGTACTCACCCATCTCCTTTGTGTAGTTTAACCAATCAGTTTCAATCTCATCCTTATGCTCGCCCAACCTATAGCCCCAAGCTTTCAATCCTTGAGAACCATATAGTTTTTTAGGCATATCATTTGGAGCATCAATCAAATCTAAATCATAGAGATTGGGATGAATGACTCTGGACATTACCAACGTATCAATGATCCTGTTATGGGAGAACCCATAGAGTCTCTTCAGAACTGGACAATCGAAATTGATAACATTATGCCCACAGATTATGTCTGCTGATTTTAGAAGTTTGATTCCTTCAGCAACAGAATGTTCTCCATGAAATAATTTACTAACATTTGATATCGGATTGTACAACCCCAAGCAATGTACCTTTGTCGCATCAAGACCATCAGTCTCTATGTCGAAGTATAATATTTTTTTCATTTTGTTTCCTTTTTATTTAGATAAAACGTAACGCTTTACTCGTTCTCCAACCATATACCCTTGTGTAGCATCTCACCAATAACCCCATAATTGGCTAAATCCATCCAAGAATCTGATATTGATTCGTGTCTTGGGTCACCTCCTGTTTCAAGGAATAGATTCATTAACCTTTGAACCTTGTCTCCTGCTCTGAAAGCTACTCCAAGTTCTGGATGAGGATTCCCACAAATATTGTAAGGCCCATAGTCCTGCTGTTTTGCATCCAAAGTCAATATATTGGCTATAGCTATCCTTAATGCAGTCTTACCTTGGTAAGTCTCAAGTGGAAGCTTGGATACGAATGTGTTTATTTCGTCTGCTAATGATTTTTCCATGATTAGAATGGGTTGTCTGTTTCTGTTTCTCCTTCAACATCTTCAAATTTGGTGTCAAATTCAGAGAGTCTTCCAGTTTCTTCGTTATACCTTACTGCTGTGCATACACCTGTCTGTCCTGAATAACGATTCTTCAAGACTCTGGCTATTGTTATATTCCTTTCGGCTTCGTCTCCTTGTTGATTCCTTTCAAGACCTATAACCATATCGGAAAGTTGGGCAATGGCATGACTACCTCTTAAATGGGAGAGACTTGTCTTGCCTCCCTCTTCATGTGCTTTGCCATCTATACGTTTCAAGTGGGATACCAAGATCATACCTATACCTAGTTCCTCCACCAACTGACGGAGTTTGGTCATGATCTTATCTATAGCTCTACGTTCATCCTGACCAAGTGACTCAATGCCAGAGACAACTATGCTTAGATGATCCAGAAAGATGAAATCACATTCACAAGCAACTGCCATGTACCTGATTCGATTAAACAGATTTTCAGAATCAAGACTCCCAAAGTGGTCAAAGCAATAGAAGTTTCCAGAACCTACAGTCTTTTCAAATCCTTCCTTATACTCGTCCCAGTTATCTATATCCATTAAGTGGAGAGGTTTGTTATGGTGCAGTCCCATGAACCCTAATGCAGTTCTACGGACTGACTCCTCCAATGCTATGTAACCAATCGCTTTACCTTCGTTAAGGAGATGATGACCTATCTCTTTACATACCAAACTTTTACCTACACCTGAACCAGAACAGTAAGTAACCAGTTCACCTTTACGGAGTCCATGAGTCATATCATTCATGCCACTCCAAGGATAAGTAACTGATTCTGCCGTATCTTCTTTACTGATTAAATCCCACAACTCAGTTCCAGCAAGGATGCCATCTGGTCGCCAATCCCTAGACTTCCAAAGGGAATCTACAAGAAGTTGAGACTCATCTGCCATCAGCATCTCATTTGCATCCTTCCTTGTCAGGGTTGTTATCTTAGCCTTACCTGCTGGGAGTAGTGAGGCACATTGATTCGCCGCCTTCCTACCCTGATCGTCCATGTCAAAACAGAAGACAACATGATCGTATTTACATAACCATTCTATGTTCCTAGCAACTGCCTTCTTTGCCCCAGACGCTCCATTAGGTATGGAAACAACTGCCCATTTATGGTCTTGGATTTGGGAAACTGACATGGCATCTATCTCCCCTTCCGTCACTACTACCCTTCTTCCACCATCAGGATAAAGGTGCTGACCAAACAGTCCTGCTTTACTAATATCTCCAACAATTTCAAATTTCTTACCAGAGTATCTAACCTTCTGTGCTACCAGTTCCTTGTCTTTGTCATAATAATTGAAGACATGACAATTGCCTCTATCTGTTGAACCTACCCCTGAAGAATATCTACTAAATGTTTCCTTATTTAGTTTTCTTTTTCTACTGAATGTTGGTTGATGTTGTACAAAATTTCCCATTTTTATTTTCCTTGTTTCCTTTATTTGGTTTCCTCCGTTGAGCCACTTATGGGTATCGCAGGAGAAACAGTAAGTGTGGTCTGAATACTCAGCCAATGCGTCTGAAGAGTTGCACTCAGGGCATGGTAGGTGAGTCTTGATTGGCTCTGATGAAGTCATCTAATTTCATAGTTATAAGTAATGGTTTCCGATTCTTTTTGTGAATCACGCAAGGAGGTTTGTCTCCTCCATCATCGACTGCCTGTTGAAAAGCCTTGTCTAAGTTTAGCTTCTCAACAGCTTTAGCCTCTATGTGGAAGGGGAAGTTTGAAACGACATCAGGTGAGTCAGGACTACCAGAAAATTGCTGACCTCTCCGTGCTGTATATCCTTTTTCTCTAAGATACTCAGCAACTTGTCGCTCAAACCTCGCCCCTTTATCTCTTGAATTAATCATGAGAGATTCCACTTATAGAGTTAAGGTTTAGAGGTCGAAGTCATCTTCATCCATGTCAACAGAGGCAACAACTACTTCTTCCTTGTCCTCAGTAAATACCAAGTCTTCACCATCAGAGACATAACCCTGCTCTTCAGTTGTGAATCCAAAACCTTCAGCAGTTGCCTGACTAGGTGCATTGTAGGATTGAAGTTCAATGACCTGTACAGCTTGAAGCTTTAAGGTTACACCGATACCTTTACTGGCAACATTCCAGAAGTAAGGAACAACTGCCATCTTTAATACTGAACCAGAACCTACCTGTTCATTGATGACATTGTTCTTTGAATCAAACTGGACTACACGATTCTTTACAGTCTTACCTGCCTTGGTAACATATTGAGCTTCCAGCTTTGCCCTGATAAACCAAGGACTATCTCCGTACTCATCTTCTTCATCATCAAAAGGACGACAAGGAAGATCAGCAAGACGTAGCTTACTCTTTCCAGATTTTCTAAGTTCTTCGTCATGGTAAGACTTCAAAGCTTTCTTGATGGTTTTCTCAAAAGCCTTTCCATCTTTTTCAGAAACGATTAAATCGCATTGGAATACTCCGTCTTCATTGAAACGTGTATTAGGTTCGACTAGCCACGGATAACGTGCTGTCCCACTAGGTGTTGTGATTGCATTATTCATTTGATTATGTCCTTTTGGTTTAGCAGAAAAAGTAGTCAGAATTCTTTACAGCATTCAGGTTGAATGACTTGGATTTATTG